ATTATCATTTCTATTAAAAGATATACCTTGACCACCACCACTTGCTGGAGTGATTATTTGTAAGGGATCATCCGTTCCACTTGCTGGAGAACCACCCACCCCAATCTTTCCATCATTAAAAACTTGAAATATTTGCCCACTACTATTCCTTACATCTAAAGCTCTAAATAAAGCATTTGTATTGTCAGCATGAATTTGTAAACCTTCGCCAGCTGCATTTGTGTTTTTAAATCTTCCTACAAAATCACTTGCAACTGAACCTTCTGTATGGAATAATTTTGCTGGCGATACGCCCACCCCAACTTTTCCAGAGCTGTCTATTCTCATTCTTTCAGTCATAGAGCCACCATTAGCTTGTGTTAAAAAGTCTATATAAGCATCATCAGCATTGCCTTCTCTTTTAATATTTATTGCACCAACAGAATCACTTCCTTGCGATGCAAGTAATGACATAATTTCTTCATCGTTACTTGCAGATGTATTTTTAAATAATATACCTGGCACATCATCAGTTCCACCAGCACCCTCAATATTTAATAAAGTGCTATAACCTTCATCAGTTGTGCCACCAATAAATGCTTGACCACTTGCTGTAAGTGTAGTAAATGCACCAGTACCAGCAGAGTTTGCACCAATGTTAGTTCCGTCAATTGCACCAGAATTTATATCTACGTTTGTTATTGCTTGGTTATTTGCATCTAAAGCACCAGCAAGTTGTGAGATCGTAATTGATCCAATAGTACCACCATTGATAGCATCACCAGATATTTGATCATTTGCAAGTGTTAATGTGCCACCTGAAACATTTAAAGTTTTTCCTGTACCTACTGTAATATCAGATGTTGCTATTGTAGTTCCATCAATATTACCACCATCTATATTTACTGTAGCAGCTTCTAGATTTGCAACTAATGTAGCAACTGTATATCCTGTAGCACTTGTATTAATAGTATTAGTTGTAGATAAATCTTCTTGTGAATCTATAAATAATTTAAACTTACCACTATCATTAGCATCTCTAAATAAACCTGCATATTTATCTGTACCACCTGCATCGTATAGTCCTACAAAACCTATATCAACTACATCAGAAGAATTATTATCTCTACCAAGCTGTATTAAACTATCATCAACTTGTAGATTTGTTGTATTTACATTCGTTAAAGTACCTGCAATAGTCAGATTGCCTGATATTTCAACTTCACTTGTAGATACTTTTAACACTGTTGCTGTGCCATCACCATCATATAATGCTTTTGCAGTACCAGTTACACCACCATCAACGTGGATAATTTGTGGATAAGTTTGTGATATTTTATTGCCAGTCAAACTTGTAGGCATTATAAATCCTCCCAGTTCTGAGTTTGATCTTCCCATTTAAGATTTGATTGCTCAAATATCTTATCATAAATGGTGCTTAAAAAATTTGCATATTTACGAAATATTGTTATCATGCTTTTAATGCAATCATGTTAGTTGCAGTAGTATTATTTGCTTTTACATGAGTTACTTGTATCGGAAGTAATTGTCCACTTGCTACATTCTTAAACGTAAAATCACTACCACTTGTTGCAAGAGTTACTACAATATCACCACCTACTCCTACATAAATTGATTGATATGTAGATCCTAATGCTTGATCAGAACCTCCATTAACTGCAGTTATAATTAATCCTGTACCGTATAGCATTTTATCTATACTATCATTAGATGTTTTAACAAACCCATTTGAATTAACTTGCAATGGGCCTACATCACCATCAGTAATAGTTTGTGGTGTTGATTGATATAAACCACCTACAAGTGTATGCTTTGATGTATTATCAGTCCAGTCACCATCATCGACATATACTGATTCTGAATTTGCTACAAATGTAACTCCTGTAGCATCTACAATATCTACCTGTAAAGAAGTATTGCTACTATTGTAAACTTTATTAAGTATTTCTCTTTCTAAAAATGTTAAGTTTCCCATAGTCTTATCCTGTTACCACATAGCAAAATTTATCACCACTAGCACCTTGTCCTTCTATATGCACATGGGTAGCTCCATTTGGTATATAGAATTTTTGCATTTTGCCTGCTTCTATTCTTAATGAGTTATTACCATTAGAATCTCCTGATGTTGTATCAAATCCAATAGAGCTTAGCTCATCTGGATATACATACAATATAGTATGACCTGTTGGTATTGCTATATTTATTTCATCGTTAGTGCCACTACTGCAAGTCTGTCCTCTAGTTGCTTCAGTCCAAGCAGAAGCATACTCAGAGTTCAATGCTTGAGCACCAGCGAACTTTAATAAGTTCTTTTGAACTGACATTATGTTGCCTCCGTATAATCGGTTAATTCAACCATAGTAGTGGCTGATGTTGTTATTTCTGTAAATGTTGCAGAGACTGTATTCACTAGCTCAGTTGTAGACTTACTATAGGAGGACACTTCCGATATTGATGCACTAGCAATCTGATCTTCTGTGTAAGAGGGTTTAGTCAATACAATCTCTGTCATACTTCGTCTTTATCTCTAGTAGAGTAAACAGTAGGTTCAAAGCCTTGTCCTTTTATAACAACCTTTTCCATTCTACCTGTATTAGCGTATCTTTTACCTTCTCTTACTCCTTTTTCAAATTGATCTTGCCAATACTGTGCTGCTGCTAAAGATTCTATATTTAATTCATATCCTCTTTGTATAGCTTTAGCAACTACAGTATGCTGAAATTCTTCTGGTAAATCTGGAGTTTCATTGTATCCAGTTGTGGTATTAGCTGCTCCAGAGTCAGCGTTTATAAATAAATTAGGTTTTTTAATTGCAAATATAGTTACAGTCTTTGCTTCGCTAGGAGATGAATATGTATTCTCTCCAGAAGATACAGATCTTTTAACTATAGCTATTGCATCTCTATCTACAAAGTATGCAAATGTTCTATTTTCGTAACCCATAATTACATATTCCCTTCTCTTCTAGTTGGAAATACATAATTAGGTTTATTAGTAGCAACTACATTAACAAATCTTGTAGCTACTTCATGCCCTTTATCTTTATCTTTATAGGAATTAACAATGCTTCTATAAATTTGAGCAACAATCCTATCATCAACTTGAGGATTAAAATCAGAATAAAGCCATTCATTAAATGCTTTAGACTGAAGGTAACGACCTACATCAACTTGTCCTTTTTCATCTCGCATTGCTTTTAATTCATTAAAAGTTTTATCGCTCATTTCAATAACATTTGAATCATTTTTTCTATCTCTAGTTCCCATATATAATGCACCTAACCCTGCAGCAAGACCTGCACCCATCATTTTTTTACTTATCATTATGTTAGATCCCTTATCTCTGGTTTACTACCTAGTCTAGGTATATCATAGCCATCATAATCGACAGATATTATTTCTAGTATATCATCTGACAATCCATAATATCTTTGATTTGCAACTGTATCAAATTGAAATGCACCAGTCAACATTCTTGTTCTTCTAGCAAACTCAGTCATTGCAGCATTAAGCCACAATCTAATTTGAGTTTCTGTAGTATTAGGGTGATGTTGCCTAACCATTTCTATCATTTGTTTTTGTGTCATTTTTGTTGTGTAACCCTTTGTAATTCTTTTTCATAGTCTTGCTTTAACTGCGTAGCAAAAGCTGCAGTATTTGTTGCAAGTTCTATATCTTCATTATTCTGATCTTCAGAAGCTAACTTAAACATAAATTTAGCTGCTGCTCCAAGAACAACCGCATATTCAGCTCCACTAGGAAAATCAGAAATACTTGTATCTCCATGATCAATGCTTGATGGATAGTCATATTTAATAACTTCACCATTTTCACTACTTGTAGGTTCTGGCTGTATAACTAACAACTTACCTTTTAAATAAAACACAGGATCTCTTTTTTGTGCAGTATCTGCAAAGTAAATACTACCAGAGTCAGTAGCTCTACCATGCTGACCATAAGGTATTTCAGTAGCATAGTAACTATCCCTACTCACACTTAATATTCTTTTATTAGCAACATTGTAGGAGTTAGATGTAATTGATTGCACAGTTGCATTTCTTAATAATACATCTTTAGGTAAAACATCAGATACTTCACGAGCTGTTGCATTTAACATATCGTTTAAACCATTTGTATCTGTAATTGTTCTACCTATTAAATCTTCTACTTGTAACTTAAATGTTTGCATTTATTACCTTTAATTACCAGGGCTGCAGGGTGCATTTACATGCATGCCACAGCCCTTAGTAATCCTATTATTAACTTCCTGCTATAACTGCTACACTTGAAGGTGTGCCAGTTGTAGTCAATAATGCATTGACAGCCCATGCTGCATCATCAATAGCAACTATTTCAACAATATCACCAGCTGAACAACCAGAAGTTGTTGCATCTCCATCAAAAGTCATAACATCATAACTTCCTGGAGTACCTGTTGCTGTTGCATAAGTTACTACCTGCATTGCAGTTTGGTTATCAGTATTATTGTCTTGTACTTGCACTCTTCCAAAGAAAGCATCACCAGCAGTAACAGCAATCTTCATAGCTGCATCAGTTCCACCGACTTTAAAAAGTATCTTATACTCTAAGCCTTTTTGACAAGCTGGTAGAGTTAAGGTAAAGCCAGTAGATGCATCAACAACTATTACTTTATTGCTATCTGCTTTTGATAATGTAGTTGCACTAGATATTGCTTCTACATTAGCCATAGTTCCGCCTTGAAATGGTCTAGCCATATTAAACCTCCTTAATCAGTTATCTTAAACAACTTATGAGATTCAATCAAGGTTATTCCAAGACCTTCATCAGACATGTATTGATCTTTTACTCCATCAAACGCGTCATCAGTCTTGATGTTAGTTTGGTATACTGGAGGTCTGTAAACAGCATGGAATAGGTTCTCTTCAGAAACTACAACCATGTATTTAGAATAAGGCCCACGTAATACAGGAGTAGGAATTAACATTAGTACACCATGAGGTGTTTCTAATTGTCTAAAGTTAAATCCATAACTGCTACGCTCTGAAGGCCCAATGTTAATATTCCATCCAGAGTTTCCAGCAAATCCAGAAGCACCATCAATTTTAGAAAAGTAGCTCATAGCACCACGACCAGCAAAAGCCATCTTCATACCTTGCTCTGGTATGTACTGGAATACTTTTTCCATATCATCTACAAAGTTGCTATAGCTATAACTAGCTTCAGAAATTGTAAATACACTTTGATCATCACCACTTGTATCACCATACTTACCTAATGCTGTTACTAATCCCATTGTAGAACGAACTACATTTCCATTAACATCAGTAATTGCATGCTCAGCAAATGATTCACTAGATGTTCCATCACGAGAATCAGCAAGACCAGTACCAATAGTAGAGCCACCAAATAAGAAAGCTCTTTCTTTTTGTATCTTATGTTCTTGTGATTTTTGTAAACGTAGTCTAGCTAACTCAGATGACTCACCACGTAAAGCTGCTGCTTCTAAAGTACCAGTAATTTGTAGTGGTGTTTTAAAGATCTGAGTGCTGTTATGAACAACTTTGATTTCATCTGACCATGCTTCAGGAGCAACTGTTCCTTCACCATGTGCATTACCAACAACTCTAAATACGTCATTGTCAGCAACATCTAAAGCTGCAGAACCTAAGTTCTTAAACTTAATTGTATCGCTATCAACAACAGTTGTAATTAAAGCCTGGCCTTTTAGTGTAGTTCTAGTTGTATCCCAAACTTCACATTCTAGTCCAAGATATGATGAATCAGCAGATGATGCTAATCCAACAATATTATCAATGTCTGTTGCATCTGATTCTGAGTTTCCTGCAGCTAAACTACCAGGGTTACTAGCAGCAAGAAATTCTTGATTTTGCCAAGGATTTCTATGTTCAAACATTTTGAAAAGCGGATCGGTTGGTGTACGCTGTTCCTGATTAGCCACGATTGTAGTAAATGGGGTTACATCAGTCCAAAGTTCCTTGACAACTTGAGGACTGATATAAAAATCTCGTCTATCAGTAAAAAGAACACCTGAGCCGCTAAGGTTTTTAGTAGCCATTTTATTGTTTCCTTATTTTGCTCTGTGAAAGTAAAGCAGCATTAAACAAATCTTCCTCATTCATAGGTGGCTTACTTTGTCCTGTCTGTGCACTTGGCGTAGTAGGATTCTGTAAAGCTTGACCTGCTTGTTGGAATTCTTGTTTCTTCTGTACTGCATTTATTTGTTCTTGTGTTGGAGCGTTCTGTATATCAAATAACTTAGCTAAAACATCAAGAGTTACGTTATTA